TGTTAAAAAATAATTAAAAGCTTCTTGTTCGTTTTTTAAATCTTGTTGATATGAAAAATTTAATTCTTCTTTGATTGTATCAACTGCACGAAGAATCTGTCTTTGGTTTTCAACATCGTATTCTTGTTTAGGCTCAGGTATGTATGAAGTTATTCTGGCCATTAAGATCCTTGTATATCTAATAAATATTCTTCTAATGTTTGTTCTGGTGTAGATAAAGAATTAATACCTTGATAATCATTTAAGTTTGTTGGTTTAATAAAATTAAAATTACCAAACTGTTCATCAAACATTTGATTTGTTAAATAGTCTGGTACGCCAGGTGTATCACCATAAGTAATTCTTTTTCTTGGAGCTTTAAATTTATTTGCACCCGGATAATTAGTTCCTGTTACAAATCCACTAGTTACATTGTTTGATTGTTGTTTTGCTAGTTCTTCTAATAATTCATTACCAAGA